CCATTTAAGAATAGATTCACGCTTCTTCTGTGCTTTGGGGCAACCAGAGTTGGCCTTCCAGTCTCCTTCCCATAAGCCTTTGGCAATCTGGAATCCACCCGAGTCACCAAGCAGCAAAGTTTTAGGGTCACGATTGCGAACCATGTCTTCTGACCAGTCTTGCTTGTTAAGATCCAAGTTGGCGTGCCCGCCTGATGCCAATGACCACCGGTATGGAAACAAACTCTTTTGGTCATTTAACCAATTCATCTGTTCCATATCCTGCATACCTGCTGGCATACGAGCAGGCTCTATGTAAGGACCATTTACTGGATCACGTTGCTTGCCTATGAAGGTAGCGTAGAATCCACTAATAGCTGGCAAAAAAATTGCATAATCTAATTGCTTGGCTGTTAGGTTGTCTTGTTCCATTACTTGCTCTGTGCTGGGAGAATGTAGTTGTAAACAGCAAGACCTGAATCAACAGTGATCATTGCTGCACCATCATCACTGATCTTGACAACCTTGTCGCCTGTTAGATCCATAATGCTGATGAATGTTTTGATGGGCCACGACCATGCACGTTTGAGTTGCCCAGTTATATCTGGTTGGAACACAAAGTTGCCGGCATGTGTACTGTGATCACCAAAGAAAAACATCAAGTTGGTGCCATCAGTTTTTGCTTGGAAGTTTGTTTCTTCTGCATTGGCCTGTGCTTGCATTTTCAAACGCATGATACTGGCCACAGTTGGTTCAAACTCAATATGCCAATTGACGCCTTTGAACTTTACAGTTTTGAGTTTGTCGTTGACAATTTCACTGGCCATAAAGCGATAGCTGTTCTTGAAATCGCCGGAAGCGTTTTCAAAGTTAAGACCATCTGGCTCGCCGGTACTACGACGCGTAATACTGAGTTTGGCGTTTTCGCGATACTCTTGGATATTCAACAAGATTTTTAACTTGCTTAAATTTGGCATACCAAAGTTGCCAACAAAGTCAGCAACTGGGTTTGTAAATTTGCCTTCCACCACAACTGACCTGTCTTCTGCCAAGCCAGTAATAACAGTTTCTTTGGCGCCGCCGGTGATTTTTACCAAGTCAATAACACCCAAATCGAGTGTGTGTTGAACTAGGTCTAGTAAATGATCTCTCATGTTTTAATTCTCCTATTGTGTATTGTACGTGATTTATTTAGATTTAGCAAGTGTTTTGGGTAATATTTTTGCCAGTGTTTGTCCACCTTTTAAACTGTCAAGCGTGCCGGGCTTGCGCAATTCTAACCAAGTAAGATCTAGTTTATCGTTCCATGTAAACTGTTGTTGATAACCAATTCTTTTGGCTGTTGCTTTGACTCGTGTTCCAGGAGTATAAAAACCGTAGTTGTTTTCAACCAGTGCCACACAATGAGCACGATCACAATCATTAAATGTCATTGCCAAGATACCACCGGGTCTCAATTTCTTAAAGATATTTTCAAGATAGTTTTCTAAAACTTCAATTGTTGTAGTTTCAAAGAAATTGAAAGCAACACATACCCCAAGTTGATTATTTGGTATTGTTGATAACACATTGGTTGATGTTGGTGGTTCTGTATAAAACCGTAATCTATCTTGATACTCAACACTGAATTTAGATGTTGCTGGTTCCGTCAACACTTTGTCGTAATCGACCACGTATAGCGGATCAAGGCTGACTAAATCATCAATAAAAGTTTCCTTGCCGGGTCTAATAACCAACCCAGCATATTTCCAGTCAACATACGATTTTATTCTGTCTGCTAACATTTTCTGAGTGTCAATACTCATCACTATTTGACGGTTGAGTATTGTTTGATTGATTTGATTGTTTGTTTCGTCGCTTAATGTGCCATACCTGGCTGCCCACTCACCATAATCCCTGGTGCTGTCTGCATAGTATTTTTTTTCAGCAGCTTCGATCATGACACCTAGTTCTTGTATCAATCCACTTAGTGTTGTACCAAATTGATCAAACACATCAACTATGTTATATAAATCTTCTTCAATTGTTTGCGTGTATGTACGCAGTTGAATAACAGTATTCTTAACAGTATATACTATATCTGATAATTTGTGCCGTGCATTATATGCTATATCTGTTACCTCATATTGTAATAGTTTATTGCGATAGGCAATAAGTTCACTTAATTTCATATATTACCATTCAAATAAAGTTTGGAACGTGTTTTCTGTGTTGGTGGCACTGGGCAAATCCCAATCCATAACACCCAGCAAGTTGTCAATCTTTTGGTCAACCACTGTTGCTTCCATTAACCCATCGTCAAATGGCAGTTCCTTAAACCATTCAGGCAGACGTTGCTCGTCTGTGGGATAGCCAATGCTGGTCCAACCCAACGCATTACTTTTCAACTTGCATACGATTGTTTTCATACCATCAACAATTTGCATAGAATAGTTATCGCCGTTCATACGTCGTAAATTGTTCCAGTTCATTGCTGCTCTAACGTGCCCTGGCATAGTTGCTTTGCCTTGACGTGCTTCTTCGGCAGAATATTTGGTCAAGTTGTTGACACGCTTGGGACTGCCTTTCTCCCAACCCGGCCTATCCATAAACTCATACTTGAATTCACGAATGCGCTCAATGATGTTTTCTTTCTCTGCTCCGCTCAACGCACGGTTTAGAATTTCCAACAAGAAGTCTTGAATAACTTTTGGAGTATCACTGCGCTTTAGGTCAAGTCCCAGTACCTTTGTTTTGCCTATTGCTCCGTTGATGTCCAAACGCTTGCCTTCGAGATCAATGATGTTTACAGCATAACGTTTCTTTGTAATGAACAATCCGCGATCTGCTACAAGTTCACGACCTGCTTTGATCAACTCGCCCATTTCTCTTGGACAATGGAATGCCTGTTCCATAAAGCCCGGGAACGAATCGTTGACCTGATCAGCAATAGAATCATACAAAGCAATACAAGTTTCCTTGCTCCACTCCATGCGTCCTTCTTCTACTTCTTTCTTCAGCACTGGCCACGCTGTAAAATAACAACTGTCTGTGTCACCATAAATGATTGCGTCACCAGTGTGATCGTACTTGCCAGTGATGCATTCGTTGATGTGAGCATCCATGTGCCTGGCAATGGCACGACCAGTCAGTGTAGTTGATTGTCCGATACGATGGTCAAAGAACCTACAGCCCGGATTCAAAATAGCACCGTACAAACTGTTCAAGTTGATCTTTTTGACCAGTTGTCGCTTGTCCCAAAATGCTTCTTCCTTCTTGTCCTTGGCATCACGCTTCTTGGCCTGCATTTCCTTGCGTTCAGAATACCAACGTTTCAGCAGTCCAGGAATAATTCCTTCCTTCTCGTAAGTGAGTATTGTTCCGTTGGCAGTCAATATCCAAGGACGATTTGAATCAAATACAATAGCCCACATCTCTGATGCCGAATACACATTGGTCTCACCATCTTGCCAGTCGACTGTAAGTTCAGTACCACGTTGTTGTTCCATCACAGCAGTGTATTCCAAACTGCCAAACAACCCTTCCCACGCTGCTGCAAAACTTGCTCCTTTTGCAATTTTCTCTTTGATATAGCGATCAGTCATGATGGGTCTTAGTTGTCCTATCACAGTTTCTGGTCCCATATTCATAGCACGAATTGCTGATGGATACAAACTGTTGATGTCAACTGATCCAATCCATTCGCTCATGCCCTTCTTGGGATATGCCACATACGCACCTGCTGCTTGTGTGTTGTCATCTGTGAGTTGTTGCTTACGGTTAGGCACAACCATGCCACGCTCGTGTGCTTCGTTGATAATGGCTTGGTCAGTCACTGCAACTGCGCCCATTGTGGTTTGCAGCAACACAGTGTTGGCATGTGCCAGTGTGTTGGCAAGATCTAGGAATTGTAATTTCTTATCCAGCTTGTCCAGCAGTGCAGTATCTTGTCTGTTGTAAGCAATAAATGTTTTAAAGTGTTGATTGTACAATTGATCCAACGTGCCTTCAAACTGTGTCTTGCGCTCACCAAGTTCATGTTCGGAAATAGCATCCAAGCTATAACTGTGACGTTCTTCGTATGTGTACTTGCGATACAATTGCATATAATCCATATGCACACGACCGATCAAGTCATATGTTTGTTGTTCAGCACCAAAGCGTTCAAACTTTCTTGGCTTGGGAAACTGTCCCCACAAACAAAACTTGCGTGTATCATCCTTGCTCAGTATACGAGTAATACGATTCACTGTGTAGGGAATATCATAGCCCTCGCTGTTCCATCCGCTCAGTACATCTGCATCTTCGATCAAGTCCAAGAACATTTTCAGCATATCTGCTTCGTTGTCAAACAAGGATGTGTTGTCAAACTCAGCTACCAGTTCTTGAGCAGTCGCCATGCTGAGACTTTTTGGAGGCACAGCAAGTGTTATAAGTTGATCCAACCAGTTCAAGTATACAGAAACAGCAGTGATAGCATTGAATGGATCGTGTGTTGGCGAAAAGCCGCGAACTTTGTCAAAGTCTACTTCAATGTCAAAAAATGCTGTTTGTAGTTCTGGCCCAGCTGCATCTTTGTAGTTTTCTTCAAAACATCTAAAGATGGGATTGATGTCGCTTTCGTACAACTGCTTGCCGCTGTGCATACGAACTTCCTTGCGGAATTCTTTGTTGTTGCGTGTGCTGAATCGACTCACAGGTGTTCCGTAAATGCTTTGGAATTTACCACGTGGGTCGTCGTAGTAGAAAACGTAGTTGGGAGGGTATTCTTTGTATACCCGTTTGCCATTTACTCGCTCTACTACGTGGATGCGATCGTGTTCACGATCAAAAAGTGCGTCGACGTAACTCATTGTTCTCCGTTTATGGCTGGTGTGCCGTGATTCATGCTCTTGACGTGAGCGATTCGTACATTGTACTTGTACTTACAACGTTTTGCCAACTGTTTCGAGAATTGTTTCTACAATTTCGTAATCTTGTTTTGCTTGTCCAAAACTTGCTTTGTGTGCCAGGCTAATTGCCTTTTTCAGAATAGCAGGTTTGATGTCTAATTCTTCTGCAACAGCTTTGATAGTGTCTGTGAGGCCACCTTGCAGTGTTTCGATTTCCATCATCACCTGCATGCCTTCGTTGACTATCTGGGTAAGTTTGATCTTTTGATCGCCGCTGAATGAAGTTGGTTGTGTCATGTTGACTTCCTTTAAGTTAAGTTACTAGTATACAGTAGTTAAATCAAAAAAGCAAGAGTTTTTTATTCTAAATGATAATATAGCTCACTTCCAGTGACTCAAGTAGCGAATTCGAGTCACTGCGCCAGCAGCCGGCGCACACTTAGTTATTGCAAGCAATAACGGTCCTAAGGTGTGTTCTGTTGTTTTGGTCTTGGATCAAAACGTATTCTAATGTTATTTACCGGCCACAGCAAGTGCGGCACCTTTATTGAAACTGGGACTCCATGGACTGTTGCCTTGCTGTAGTCCTTTGCGTTTGCTCCAATCGTAGCCGGCACGATGCCCGCTACAATCCTTGGTGCACTCGCTTCCGAGAAAACTCAATTCATTTAGTTCGTCTTTTAAAAATGTATCAGCGTATGCTTTGCACAAACTCTTGATTCGCGGATTGGTTGTGATTGACAACTTGAACTGCTTGTGTGTTTCGTCTTGCGACGGATCAGCATAGCCAGCATACACTCGGCGTACATTGGTACTGTTGATCAAGTCTGTACAGCACTCGCCATGTCGGTCTGGCATGTCTTCTGTGCAAGGACTCAGAGTTGTAATTATAGTGCAACCTTCCGGCAGCGGCCCAAATTGTTCACGATACGCATCCAATGCTGCACGTTCGGCATGCACACGACGCCCTTGTTCATCAGGATAGTTCACTGCACTTACACAGTTGCCATCAGGATCCAGCACAGCAGCCGCAACCATGCCCAGCGTGGTGTTTGGCTTTTGCTTGCCGGCCATTACCATTGCACACAGATCTACTAGAATGTTGTCTAGTTTATCGTAGTTGCTGGACGTGAATTCATTTAGAATCATTTTTTTAAATATTTTGCGTACATACCACGCACAATCTTGTGATCCGCATCACGTCCAGTCCATTCTTTTTGCATAGGGCTAAACTGACGTGCTATTGGATGCTTGCCGCTGATACGTTTGACAATTTCGTTGGTGTTGACATTGTACTCGTAGAAGTCGTCATCGTTAATTGTATCAAACTGGCCCTCGGCCACACCCGTCTCACTCATCTGTTGTGTTATATCTTCAACATTGTGTATCTGTGCAGTGGGATAGCGTTTCATGAATTTTTCTTGTGCTGTTCTAGAACTCTGCGCTTGCACTCGAGTACGTTTTGCTACACCATCTACTTCAGCAGTGATACGAAATTCTTTGTTGAGATGGCGGGCAGCATGCATCAGCCCACTTGGATCACTTTCCGCCACACCTGCTGCATCTTCATTCTTTTTGGCAATGTTTCTGCTTTTTAATTGGTCTTCCCGCCGCTTGTCTCCAGCTGCTCGAAGTTTTGCAACTTTGCCATCATCTTTGTTAACCAAT